AACCAGACCCATATATTTTGAACTACTGGAAGCCGGAAACGGGATTATCGACAGGGATAAAAACCATAATAAATCATATGTAATGTATGTTCTTGACTTTTCGTAAATTGATGTTATAATAATTATAGTTATGAAACGAGCAGTAGTATGTGGTGCAGGCGGATTTATTGGTAATCATTTAGTTAAACAGTTAAAGAATGAAGGGTATTGGGTCAGGGGTGTAGATCTCAAGCAACCACTTTATGATGACACTGTTGCAGATGAATTTTTAGTTAAAGATCTCAGTAAATTGGGCAATTGTTTTGATGCCATCAGGTTAGATGTTAGCGAGCCCGTCGATGAAATATACCAGCTAGCAGCAGACATGGGAGGTGCTGGATTTGTATTTACCGGTGACAACGATGCTGATATTATGCATAATTCTGCAGCTATCAACCTTAATATGTTACACGCGCTCCATACCTATAACGGGGACAATGATTGGTTAGACCGTACAAAGATATTCTACTCTTCTTCTGCTTGTATGTACCCTGAGTACGCTCAAACTGAAGCAGATAACCCAGGTCTAAAAGAACAAGACGCTTACCCCGCAGCTCCTGATAGTGAATATGGTTGGGAGAAATTATTCAGCGAAAGAATGTATCTAGCATATAACCGCAATTATGGTATACCTGTCCGTGTTGCTCGGTTCCATAATATTTTCGGTCCCTTAGGTACTTGGAAGGGTGGTAGAGAGAAAGCTCCTGCAGCGCTCTGTAGAAAAGTAGCAGAACTCCCCAGCAGCGGTGGTGAAGTTGAAATATGGGGAGACGGGGAACAAACTAGAAGCTTCCTTTATGTAACAGAATGTGTATCAGGTATTAGGCGCTTGGTAGATGGTGACTGGACTGGCCCTGTAAACATTGGTTCTGACGAATTGGTTAGCATTAATCATATGGTTGATGTGATATCAGAAATTGCCGGTAAAAAGACTACGAAACTTCACATATCCGGGCCTATAGGAATCCGCGGTAGAAATTCAGACAATTCTCTCATCAAAGAAAAGTTCGGTTGGGGACCTAACTTTAGTTTGAGAAAAGGTCTTGAGCTTACATATCCGTGGATTGAAGAGCAGATTCAATTATCACGACATGTTAACCAAGCTTGAAACTTCATCTCAGTTAACACTACTACAGCGCGGAAAATATCTATCCGACAACAAGATAGTATGGGATAGTGAATCGCTGACGTGTGAGCAAAATTGGCATGAGAGAGACAAGCCGTACGAATATCTAAAACTTCAAGCTGATATACTCAAGGTTATTGGTGGAGGTGTAATTGTAGAGATAGGTTCTGTACGCCAACCTATGAATCATGATATAAATACAATTGACCCTGCATGCTGTACTGATGGCCATTCTACATTTTTTTGGGCTGAAACTGAAAATGAAGTACATACAGTAGACATTGTAAACTATGGAAACATTATGTCAGCAATCAAAAATAAGCACCCGAATACATTCAATGCATATGTTGGCGATGGTGTTGTTTTTCTTGAACAATTTTCAAAAAAAATTGATTTTTTATTCCTAGATGCATGGGATGTTGTACCAGGTACACAATATGCCGAAGAACATCTTCGTGCATTCAACGCTGCAAAAGATAAGTTAGCCGAAAAGCATATAATCGGTATTGATGATACTGATATATACAAAGGAGGGAAAGGTAGATTACTAGTACCACATCTAAAACAGCTAGGCTACAGCGTTATAACGGATGGTCGCCAAACAATATTTGTCAATTTCGACTTGAACGAGAAGGAATAGCAACTATAATATACACATGATTGTTCAAGATATCGATTGCTATGATGGTTCCTTAATTCACGATAGGTTTGCATATAAATTCTTTCGTAACAAGACATTACCAATTGGTAACATCTTAGCTTTTAGATCTTCTATGCTTGTAGAGGCGGACGGGATGATTGATCTAGAAGATACACTCGAAAATGACTATATTTACAGCGATGATGCTGTAAACTTTGTTTGGGAAATTCCTGGATTGGATTCACTAGGCGCTGTTGCATGGCAAAGACTATTCAATACTCAAATTGCAAATATTCTAAGTACAAAATATCTGAACGCGCCTATTGAAGTAGATGGTGATGATTTAATTGTTCATAAAGAACACGAGCAGCACGGCATAATTCAACCAAAAGGTAAGTGTAGCGTGAGTATTACATATGCTAAGAATGGCGCGGCATTAGGCCATACAGCTATCAACATTAATGCAGGTAGAAAGGCACCAGCATTTGCGTTTTCTACACATTTAACTGACGAACAATCTGATAGCTTCATGAGAGATATTATTGATGTGTTTTATCAAATGAATGATGATATGTTTATCGCTACTACTAAAATTATAATTAAGTGACGACAATATTCAATTTTATAAACGATATTCTTTGCTATAAAAAAGGAGATTTATTGGATAATGTAGCAGACGAGTCTAATTACAATAGTTATATGGTTAATAGGTGGTTGAGCATGTATTCACCAAATGTTGCTGATTTAGTGAATTATACTACTAATAGATACTATTCTGTATTTGATACCAAGCAGAGCCACTATAAATTTTTAACAAGAGTTGTACCTCATTCAAAGATCTATAGAATTAACTATATTAAAAAAACTAGTAAGCACAACTCAGAAGACACGCAAACGATTGCTAAATTAGCCAACCATCTTGAACTCTCACAAAGAGAGATTAGATATTATATAGAAAGCGATAATATAGATATATCGAAATATAAAAAGTTATGGGAGCATTAAATAAACTGCAGGAAAATGCAGAATCAAATGATTACCGGTTAATTGATCTAGATACATATCATAATGATAATTTTACACTATTCGGGTATGGTTTATCTAATGTACTAGATGATATTTTATTAGTACAATATGCAGATACGGATGATGGAGGTAAGTCAGTGATGCGCGGTGGTATTGCGATTCCTCTCGCACATGTTGAACGGGCATGGCGAATTGGGAAAGTTGTATTAGCAGGACCTAAGTGTAAGCATGTTAAAGTAAATGATTACGTTTGCTTTCCTAGCGATAAAGGCATTCCTTGCAGCAATCTTGATGTTGACGATGTAGGTACTCTTAAAGATGCTATTTTTCTAAACGAAGGTAGAATTTTTGGCATTTGTACACCTCGAGAATTAAATACACCTGATGCAGATAAGTCTAGAGACGCTAGGAAGACTACTACAAAACAACGTCGCAGAAATAAAGTTTAACAGGCGCAAACCGAAGTCTGGTAAACCGCTTACAAGGAGAATGATGTGCACAAATAGTACCGAATTATTGTTCTCTGTACCCGGTAAAGTATCATTGAACTTTCGAGCTACATCTAAACCACCGAAATATAACCCTGCCAGACATAATTTGTTGATCACATGGGATCTATTTATGCAGGATTATAGGTCTATTAATATGGATAGTTGTTCTCTGATTAGCCTAATACCAGCTGACGACACATTCTGGGGATATTTTACCGAAAGTATTGCTCCAATGACACCTCGCCAAAAAATGAGATTTATGGACGTATAATGCTGTTACATGATTTACAAGAGAGTTTGAGAGGTATCCTGCAGAAGGATATTAAATTTATATTGAATAAAAAAATATTACGAGAAGGTAAACTCATATTATTCAATGTTAAAGATTTCTATATCCACTTTTTACTTGAGACTCAAAAAAAGCCATTTACTAAGAACTACGAAATACCTGTACCTTTCGATATCATACAAGCACAGGGTTCACTAACTTTCGACTATTCAACTCAACACATAATAAAGAATAATAAGCAAATCAGTCTACTTATCGATTCAGCTGTTAAGAAAACAAATAAAACTTCAAAGTTTTACAACAATATATTAACAATTGAATTTTAATAAATATTTGTAGTGAAGAATCAGCCTTATTATTTTGAGATCAAAGATCTCATCACCCAGTTCATCGCTGCTTTTGATGATGTTACTATTAACAGATACAATCGCAGTAGATCTGTAGTCGATAAAATCCAGGTAAGATATGTTTATGCTCCAAAACAGCGAGTATTAAATGACTTAATCAACAAATCTCAACATTTAACACTACCTGTCATATCCATTACAGTTGGTAATATTGCCAGAGATACTGATAGAGTTTTTAATAAGATAACCGGCTTTTATGATGTACAGCCTCATACTGCAAGTACAGAGTTTTTACGGGCTCCGGTACCGATAAATGTAGATGTTGGTATGTCGATACTGACAAAATATCAAACCGATATGGATCAAATTTTATCGAATTTTATACCATATTCAAATCCGTATATTATTATATCCTGGAAATTACCATCAAAATTAACAAATCAAACTGTAGAAATTCGCTCTCAAGTTGAATGGTCTGGTGATGTTTCGTTAGAATATCCTTCCGAATTGACATCTGATCAACCTGCGAGGGTAACAGCAGATACATCATTTACAATTAAGGGCTGGTTATTTCCATATACATCATCACTTAGTGCTGACAACATATTTTATGTCAAGACACATATAACTCCTCTAACCGGGTTTGAATACATTTAATGAAAAAATTTGAAACAAAAATTGAATCAGAAGAACTAACGAATTACATAACATCTCTTAGTTCAGTAACAGGGGAGCGAGTTGATGGTCATGCTCTATCAGCGCAGAATATTACAAGTTATTTTGTAATATCCGCTAGACCGGCAATTTCCTATGTTAGACCAGATGACCCACCAATTTGGGGGGATGATATTCCTATAGCTCGCGTAGGATTTGAATGTAAAATACGCCTCACAGGGTATAATTTTGAGAAGAGTATTGCTGTGTATTTGAGCGCTGGTACCGGTGTATATACAACTAACGCATTAAGTGGTAAGTCAGAATTTGATCTATTTACCAACACACGCTCATTATCATCACATTTCCCTGCATTCTCTGGATTAGAGCTCGGCTCTGACAAATATAGAGTGCTATCACCCAATTTAATGTGGATTAATATACCTGCTACACAAGCTGTAGGGTTTATAGACATTATCATCGCTAATAAAGGTGGGTATGGTACGTTATACGGTGACAATCAAACTAGAATAGTAAATGTAAAATCATAAATAATTTCATATATGGCTGAATACGGTTCGTCAGGTACGCAGAGGGAAAATACATTTGGTAGAAATTTAATGACCTACATTAAATCTA